CGGACGTGGACGAGAAACTGGCATTATACCAGCGAGACCCGTTGGCTATGGGAGCAGAAGCGTTGACTGATTGGGTTAAGCAGGCGCAGACCAGCAAGGTCGAGGCTGCTATGCGTGAGTTGCGTGAGGAGATGATGCCGCTAGAGCAGCAGTCTGTCGAAGACTACATCGTCATGCTCAAGGCGGATGCAAAACCCACGCTGTCGCAAAAACCCTTGACTACTGTGACAGAACCGCAAGTTATTGTGTACCACAAGAAAGCAATGTCGGCTATGTTCAGTGCCATCTTTCGGGTCATCGTGCGACGATTACTGTCTTTGCTGAAGCCGAATTTCTTGTTGTTGTTGTTGAAAGACCCGAAGGACATTACGCAACTCATCGATGCTTACCAGCCTTTCGGGCAGAGTGTGAGATATCTGGAGAATGACTTCAGCAAGTTTGACAAGTCACAAGGTGGGTTCGTCTTCCGTTTGGAAGCGTACATCTTTTCTCAGCTCGGGCTGAGCGAGGCTGCCTTACAACAATGGTTTCAAGGTCATGAAACCTGCCACTTGCGGTCTTTTACCACGGGTTTGTCTTTGCATGTGATGTACCAGAGGAAATCTGGTGATGCCACGACAGCTCTTGGGAATGGGTTGTTGAACATGGTCAGCGTGGTGTACGCCTACCAGGGCATGGACATAGTCTGGCTGGTGTGTATGGGAGATGATTCACTAGCCTGTGTGCGTGCCCCCTTTGCAGTGGATGAGGTGGCTGTTCGTCGTCTATCAGAGATATTTAACTTGTTGGCCAAGTTTTACATCACCGATGCACCTTACTTTGCCTCAAATTTCGTGGCCATTGACTCGGAGAGAGAGAAGTCTTTGTTACTGCCCGACCCGATCAAGAGAGTGGAGCGCATGTCCATGATGGTGGCTAGCGACGGCGACGTCGATTGGGGGGCGAGACACGTCAGCTTCCAAGATGCGATGCAGTCGTATCTGAAATTGTCCGCGCGCCACCAAATTGCCGCAAAGGTCGCGGCCCGTTACCAGCTGTCAACAGATGCGGCGCGGGCGATGTTGGATGCTCTAGCAACGTTAGTGAATTCCTCATACAAGTTTAGGGAGATCTGGGAGGATCGACCTGTGGAGTACGATTGTTGAGATTGAAGTTATTTGATGGTTTATTGTTTGTGTGATTCCCTTAATACATGGG